GTATCGTCGTTCTCGATTCGGTTTTCCAAAAACGCGGTCAAACCGTCACCGGCCAAACGACTAATCCAGGCGATCAAGGCGGAGTGTTAGTTGAGAAGGATTTGCAAGGGTTGCTCGGGTTGATTCAGGCGGATACGTTCCTTGATAAAGTCGGCGCGTATTTTATGACGGGATTGAAAGGTGATATCGTTTTTCCGGTTCAGGAAACCGCGCCAGCGATTCAAGAACTGACCGAGATTGAGACAATGAACGACTCGGAGATTCTGTTTAGCTCGTTCGAATTGAAGCCTACGCGCAGGGGCACAACGGTTCCCATCTCGCGCCAAACGCTTTATCAAACTTCGTTTGATATGCAAGACATTGTGTTAACGGCAATTTCCGAAGCTCTTGCTCAGAAAATGAATGCTGAGGCTATTGCGAATCTGTTGACCATTATTACATCTGGTAACGGAAATTTGCTAGCCTTAGGCACAAATGGTGCCGCGCCTACTTACAATGATATGGTTGCTCTGGAAGGACTTATTGACAGCTTTAACCATAACCGAGGCGTTCCCAAGTACCTGACGAACACAAAAGTCCGGTCGAAGCTGAAGACCACCCAGATCTTTACAGGCACAAGCGGCGCCCCTGTTTGGAGCCCAGATAACGTCGTAAACGGTTACGAGGGAGTTGTGTCTAACATTGTTCCCGCCAACTTGACGAAGGGTACTTCAACGAATGCATCTGCAATCATCTTCGGTAATTTCAATGACTTCCGAATCGGCATGTGGGGCGGAACGGAGTTCATTGTTGACCCTTACTCAGCGAAGAAAAAAGCGCAAATCGAAATCACCGCCAATGCATTTTGGGCGATGAAAGCAGTACGTACGAAATCTTTCGCCGGTATAAAGGACGCTTTAACAGCATAATATTCATCCGGTTCCTCAGTCATCCGATTGAGGAACCACATCAAATTGAAAAATGGCAGAAAAGTCACAAGAGTACGCAGGTAAGACCAAAAAGGTTGAGATCATCAAATTTCACCCACTGATAGCCCACGAGGTCGGAGAAACTCCGGTTCTGACTGAGGAAAAGGCCAACGAGTTGATCGAGAAGAAATACGCGAAAGAAGTTAAATAGTCATTTTGCACAACTATCCAATATTAAAAGAAAGGTACACAAATGAGCCTATTTCACTTGATGAGGCTCAGGAATGGCTACGCCTTGACATAGAAGGATATGAGGACGAAGACACGGTTTTAGCGGCTCTGGTTGAGTCAGCCATTGATTACGTCGAGAGGGAGTGCAATCTGTCCTTGGGCGTCTCAACCTACGAATGGTATCCGGATTACCTTCCTTGTGAAATTCGCGACACTTATTACATCCGATCAATCACAAGCATCGAAGTCGAGGGAGAATCAGGATTTGAGTTAATACAAAGCACTAACTATAGTTTGATCCCCGCAAGTGAACGGCGTACTAAGATTAGGTGGATCGAGGGCTTCTCTTCGACAGGATCTAATTTTCGTGTGACGTTTAAGGCAGGGTTTGAAGAGGGTAAAATTCCGCCACGTATATTGCTTGCCGTTCGCGTTCTATTGAGCAAGTTTTATGAGAACCGTGGAGACAATGCCGAGGAGAAGAAGACGGTCGTAGACCGGCTACTATCAAGTTTTAAAATCCCATACTTTGGATAATAGAGCGGCAGGAAAATATAATCGGAGACTGACTATTTTTGAGTTGGTTACCGTAACTGGTCGGATGAATGAACAGAAAACGGAGCTCCAAATCAAATATTTAAAGTACCCGGCGTGCAAGATTGAAACGCAATCCAGTAAAGATCCTTCCGTGGAGAACAACGCTGAGCGTTCAATTCTAGATGTAGACTGGGACTTACGATTTATCCCGAATTTTTACCCCAAAGAGGGTTGGAAAGTGAAAGATAAGTTCGATGGAAGGGAATATGAAATCACCAATCCTGCGGTAGAAATCGGCCGAGGGCAGGGAATTCTAATTAAAACCAGGTTAGTGCAATGATGACTGTCGATGCAAAGGAGCTTGCAGAGCTGGAAAAAGGGCTTAGACTCTATGATAGCATCCTGCCAAAAATCGTCGCCAATCGGGCTCTTAAAAATGCGACAAGACCTATGCAGCAGTCAGCTAGGAGGTTGGCCCCAGTTGGTAGCACAATCGCTTATGACGGCATGGGAAAGCGCAAAGGGGCATCATTTGCACGTGGAGGTACAACAAGGAGAGATGTTCGTTTTCGATTTGAGACTAGTTACGATAAGGCTGTAACAAAGGGAATGGTGGGAGTTTCCCGGTTGAAAACCAAAGTTGGCTGGAGAACTCACTTCATCACTACGGGCTGGAAGGATCGGGGCGGAAAACGACATAGAGGGAAAAATTTCTTGCAGGATGCCTATACCTACACGATAGACTTTGCAAGAGATAATTACGCAAAAGAAACGCTGCTTTCATTTAGAAAGTGGGCACAAAGGAACCTTCCAAAAGGTAGATTTTAATGATTACTGAGGCATTTATCGATAAACTCCTGTCTGAAACAACGGTCAATGCTGTCCTAGACGGACGTATCTACCCAAACATCATTAAAAGTGATTCCACGCTACCTGCGGTATATGTATTCTCCGATAGAATGTCAAAACAGGGATGCTATGACTCTGAAGGTTCGAAGACGGGAATGGTCGAAATCGGTGTGTTTGCAAAAACATACACTGAGGCTTATGATGTGATGAAGGCAATCCGCGAGTCACTCGATGATTTTACGGGCATTGTGAACAATGTAGGTATTGCCATCATGCGGGGAGAGGAAACTACAGACCAATACGACGAAGAAAAGAAAACACACATTAAAGTAATTGAATACGAGGCTATTGCGCAGCCTAAATGAGAATCATCATCAAACTAAAAATAAATAATGGCAGCACGTACTGTAGATACCGTAAGGGGTAATGAAACAACCCTTGCAGTTGATAAGGCGGACGATGACACGTTTGTAGTCATTAAGTGCGCGACGGATATTAATTACTCCGGAGATCGGGAAACACTTACGGCCGTTTGTTACGGTGGTACCGAGACTTTGGTATCTGGGGTGGATCCAACTTTTACTATTTCTCTCAACGGTGTAGTGAAAGAGTATGCTACGGCGGATGACGCGGCAAATGTATCTGCCAACGACCTGGAAGACTGGTGGTTGTCCGGAACAGTTAAGGACTTTAAGTATGGCCGTCCATTTACTGGTGACCGTATTCGTTCATTCCAAGGCTTTGTATCCTCTTTTGGAGAAGCTGGGACGGCTAATGGTTTGCAAACCTACAACGCGACAATCACTCCGTTTAAAAAGCCGACAATTACTACGGCGACCTAACGGAGACTTCATCAACAAATTCTAGGCAAGAGCTCCCGGTTCAACCGGGGCTTCGCCTGTAATCTAAATCGACAATGGGAAAAACAGCACAAAAACCGGAAGTGGTAAGGTCGGAAACTAAGTTTAATATTAAACTTGGTGAGTACGTCTACACACTCAATTTCAATACAAATACATTCCTGAGAATCAAGGATGCAAAGCCCGAACTAACTACGGCTTTTCACGCCGTTGAGGAAATTCCCCCTTACGAGCTAATCCCCTTTCTGATCCACTGCGCCATTAAGCCAGAAGAGAGGAAATGGACAAGTTTCGCTGAGTTGGCAGATTTGTACGATGATATTGACGACCAGGAGGCCATTGCTAAGATTCTGCCTGCATTTATGGCTGCAACCGGCGCAGTCACAAAAAAGATTCAACCCGCACTAGAAGCCGTAGTGGCTCTACACGAAAGAGAAAAATAAAGTTCGACTCGGACAACTGGTTCAGGGATGCGGGTAAGATGGGTTTAGCGCCTTCCGAGCTTGAAAATGTGACCCCTTACCAATTCAACCTTTTGCGGGAAGGGTTTCAAGAACGCCAGCTGCTCGAATGGGATCGGACTAGATTCAGCGCATACTACACGTACGTCATGGCGGGTAAAATTGTCGAAAATCCTGTAAGCATGGAAGAATTCAGGCCTCTAAGGGATAACGATTTGAAGGCCATAAAAAAAGCAAAGAGTAAACCGAACCAGTGGAGCCCAGAGCAGGCGGAGCAAGCATTCGATTATTTCAATCCACATAAAGAAGCCGCTAATATCGAGGCGTAGGAATGGCAGCAGAAGTAGGTGCAGTAAACATACGTATAGGCGCAACCATTCAAGGATTACTGGATGGTATGAAGAAGGCGGCGGCGGCTGTTCGGTCTACAACTTTTGATATCAATTCAAAATTAGCCGACAGTTACAAGCGCGCCTCCAAAGAACAGGCTGTGTTTCGTGGTGGCCTAATCAAGATGGGGGGCGAGCTGACTTCAATAGGTCAGAAGATGGCGCTTTTCGGAACACTGCCAGCTCTGTATGCTGCTGGTACCGCCTACAAGAATTTTGCTGATCTGGAAAAGCTCGAGAAGGGATTAACCCGTTACGGAGAGTCAATTCAAAAGGTTAGGGAAATTGCTAAGCTTCCCAATATTGGCATTTTCGACGGTGCCAAATCGTTGATCAGCCTCAAAGCCATGAAGCTGAATGGCGATCTTGCTACCCGGTCAATCAAAGCCTTCGCAAATGCCATCACTGATGCCGGAGGATCTGCAATTGACCTTGAACCGGCGTTGATCAACCTCCGGCAATTCGTCGCAACGAAGCATATTAACCAGGTGGATCTTCGTCAACTCGCGGCGCGTATGCCTCAAACATACGACGCTTTCGAGGCGGCATTTGGGACTCAAGACGTTGAAAAGCTCAATGAAAAAATGGCGAAAATTGGCGTCCAGGCTTTCATTAATAAATTTGTATCAGAGCTCGAAAAGATTCCTAAGGCTGGTGGCGGCGCAGCGTCAGCGATGGAGCAGCTAGGCGACTCTTTTACTATCTTCTCAGCTAGTATAGGGAAGGCGATAGAAAATTCGCTTGAAGTATCGAGTGCAATAAAAGATTTGGGTGGGTTTCTCGATTCTGCAACGGAATCACTCGATAAACTCGACCCATCTGTTCAGAAAAACATTGTCGGGATGGCCGGTTATGCCCTCGCTATTCCTATTGTTATCTCTGCCATCGGAGGGTTAATAAAGCTACTACCGATTCTGGCTACTGGATTTGGAACAATTTCCTGGCCGATTACGGCCATTATCGGGACAATCGCGGCGTTTACAGCCCTAGGGACGATTATTCCGCTGATCACCAATAAAACGGCTGCGTTAACTAAAGAAATTGATGAGGTTGGTGCGAGCGAATCGAAGATTAACCCACTCATTGCCAGATATGAAGAGTTAAAGGCACAGGCAGATCTGACAGTTCAAGAATCATCAGAGTTGAAAAAGATCATTAGCGAAATCGCTAACGTCGTACCTGATGCAGCATACGAGTTTGACCAATACGGGAACGCCTTACAAATTGATATCAAGAAAACCCGCGAGTTTGCGGACGAGCAGCGCGAACTGTTAAAAGTACTCAAGCAGACTCGCGAGGCAACAATTACCCAGGATAATAAACTCCTGCAAAGGAAGATAAGTACGTTTCAAAGCGAACTAAATTCCGGTAAGAATAGCGCATTTATTGGCGACGACTCAGGCGGTGCAATTATTGGTGGCGGCCTATCCGGCAGGGAAATACTTGAAAAGCGCAAAGAGCTCAACGAGGCGCAACGTCAGTTAGCGGCTAATATGAAAACGCTTTACGGGAATGCTACGGGCACTCCAGGTAAAGGTGCTTTGATTGGTGAATATTTTGCTGATTTGGCCGCCAATACAAAGATGGCTGGCGATTCGGCAGATGATGCTGCAGAGTACTACGAAAAAATGTCGGGATCGGCATTTAAGGTTTGGCAGATCGACCTTGCCTCCAAATGGAGGAAGGAACAAGAAGAGCTCAAAGAGACGGTTAAGAAATACAAGGAGCTTTTCGGAGTAACTGCTAATCTCAATACCGAAAGACTTAATGCGAGGCCGCTCGAAATCAATGGGATTAAGGCCAATGTTGGAGACACACTTTACGACGGATTAGAAAAAGCAAAAGCACGTGGTGCCGCATTGGCAGATGCCCGAATTGCGGCAACACAGGAAGCAATAAGAAAGGAAACGGCTAAGGCAAAATTTTTCGATAACGCAAGACTCGGGGGGGCCGTTGATTTGAATCAAGCATTCGGATCAACCCTTAGTCTGGATAGTTTGAAATCATATTTTTCGGGATTTCAACAAATAGTTGATGAAACTCGTGAGCAATACCAAGATAGGATTTCATCTATCGTTGATTCCACGGGCCGGTTGAAGGCGTCATTTGGGTCAGCCTTTAGCTTGGACGGCTTAAAATCTATTTTCGGTGTAATTCCGGATGTAATTGGACAAACAGGTGAGAAGGTCTCTGAAAAGCTCAGGACTATCACCGACGCGATGAGCCGATTAAAGGAAGCATTCGGCTCAGATTTTTCATTGGCAACAGCAAAGGACTTCTTTACAAGTCTACCGAAACTTGCGAGTGGATCAGCTGAAAAATACGACGAGCAGGTACAGCGAATCGTAGATACCTCTATTCAGCTCAGCAACGACCTTACCAATGCACTGAAAAATGCTGCCAATGAAGTAGCAGTAGGTTTTGGAGAAATGATTGGAAACCTAATGACAGGAGCTGGCGGAGTCGAAGACTTTGCAAAGCGCGTCATTGGCACTTTAGGGAATCTGCTTAAAGATATGGGTAAGTCCCTGATTGCTGCCGGTACTGCTGGTATAGCTCTCAAGGTATTTGCTAAAAACCCATACTTGGCCCTCGCGGCAGGTATTGGACTTGTGGCGATTGGGACAGCTACAACAAACAAAATAAACAATCAGGTCGGGAAAGCTACCACGCGATTTGCAAAGGGTGGGTTTGCCTATGATGAAATGACCGCGATTGTCGGGGATAACCCAAACTCTAGGAGGGATCCTGAAATGATCGCGCCGTACTCGAAGGTTGATGACTCTATCAAGAAAAGCATAAAACAGAGTGTCGCGGGGGGCGGCTCTGTATTCATTCCGGAAGTAACTCTTCGCGGCGAAGATATCCGAATAGCATTCAATCGCGCAAGCGAAAACAACAGAGCCTTACAAGGTAAAAAGAAATGGGGTTAAAGTATTTCAGCAAGTTTTCCGATGTTGACGGAAACGGTAGGGAAGTAAGATTCTTCAATGATGCTTTTTCGGGTAGTCCGATAGAATGGATAAACAGTTCTGGAGCTATTCGTTACAGGGTTGGAGATTCTGACTCTCTCTTCCCTGACCAGCCCATAATCGCCTCTCAGGTTCAGATAGGATTGATTCTAAAAGAACTTTATGACCTATCAGAATTCGTATTTGACAGGAAAACATTCTTCGTTCAAATTGTCGACACCGATTTCAATAAAATTAAATGGTCTGGATGGGTAGAGCCGTGGAATGCCGCACATAAATATGTGGATCCGCCGCATGAGGTGACCTTAACTGCAAGTTGTGGTCTTGCTCACCTTTCGCGTAAAAAGTATGTAAACCCCAGCAATACTTTTCGAAAGACCGGTTTAACCATCATTCAGGAGTGCCTAGGAATCATCGAGGCCGGTGATTTAGCCTTGAGGCTGTCAACACATATGGTTGAGAATAGCTTCTCTGGCAACGCTGTTCTCGGTCTTACATCATTTGAAATTGACACGCAGCGCTATTATGATAACAATGGCGAAGCGATGTACTGCGATGTTATTGTTAATGATATCCTAAACCACTTCAATGCAGAGCTTGTGCAGTGGGACAATAAATGGGTCATTCGCGGTGTCGTTGATCATGCGACAGCATTACAGACAAACTATCAGGATATCGGCGATACGTCTGGAACGTTGGCGTGGCCTGGTACGTATAGTGTTAATGGTTCGCAGTCGAAATCACTGGATGATGGGCAGATTAGGGTATTAGCTCCAATCACAAAATACCGTACAGAAATTGATTTCGGTCAGCAAACGCCATTCTTTGAGAATGGTAGTTTGTTACTATGGAATGAAAACGGCTTGATAGGATGGGATTTCACCCACATGACAAAGGGGAATCCTGGCTGGGAGCAATTTGAGCTCGGCGGGGAGTCTAATAAATCCGTTTTAAAAATTAACGGGAAGTCTCCGCAGCCCTATCGGAAGCGTAAAAAAGTTAAATTGTTCAAAAAGTTGACCAACCAGGCGATCAATATTGCGATTGCTGGTGTCGGCGCTGTTGGTGCTCTTTTTAATAAGCCTGTATTAAAAGGCGCATGGGAAGACATTGAGCCTGCTGAATGGATTGAAAGCCCAGGCGGGCCAATTTCTAAGGCGGATAAAAGCGTTACAATATCGTTTGAATACGAAACAGAGGCCTTTTCATCTGATATTCTAATTTCGATTAAAATTCCCGTAACTAAGCCAAATGGCGATGTCGTTAATTTTTGGGTTGACCCTAGTTCTCAACCGGCATTAAACAGCGCCGACAAGACTCACGCTGGCGCGGATGATAAATTTCATTTAATCCGTGTTCCTCCCGTTGACCGAGGGAGCTTGATTAACCGTGGAGATCTTAATGCTGCCAGTAATCCGAATTATCCTGCCGCGAGTGCCGCAAATTGGACGTGGACTGTTACAGGTGTTCCAAGTGGTGAATATCGGAAAGTTGGAGGCGTAAATGGAGTTAACGTAGAGAACGGAGACCTCATTATTTCCAGAGTTCCGAACGTCGGGGGAACACAGGAGGCGGTAGGTGGAAATTTCGAAATTGTAAGTATTCGAAATAATATCCGAAAAGGTACTTATCAGATTGCCGTTTCTCTTAATACCACATTTCTCTCTAGCGCTAATCAGCCTTTCCCGGCCGACAAAGTATACGTCCGGTTCTACAAGATCGCTGATGAGGAAGGGCGGCCCGGAGACTGGTATAAAATCTATGACCTAAATGGACAGCTGGAGGGTTTCGTTGCTTCTACGGAATCTTCTAAATACGCAACTACGCTTGAACGTGGGGGTAAAACAGACGAGGAAGCGCAAGCTATTCAGCTCATTTCGGGCGATTTTACGCCCTGGTATTTAGGTGCTTGGAGAAAGCCTGGAAGCAATGACCTTACTTCTTCGTGGAAGCGAAGGTCTTTCATGAATGAAGGAATGAGTATCTACCGAGCGATGATGCTTGATAGATTATGCATGACTAGTAGGCCGCTGAATGTATTTGAGGGGCAAATAAAGCTATTGCCTGGGTACACTGAATTAAGCTATTTGCATAGGCTCTCTTTTGTAGATCAAGACGACAAAAGATTCAGGATTGTTCGATATGAATTCGAAGACTACCGAAGGATAGCTACGATCACGGCGGTAGAAATAAAATATGAAGAAATCCCGAAGGAGGAACTAAGGCAGGATTCATACATTCCGGGCTCTCATCAGCTCAATACGATACCTGGTCAGGGTGATGGTATTTATCCGTCAAAGCAGGACAGTACCAATGGCAGGTTGAATGCGGAGGACTTGCCATTGACAGAGGATGAGCTATTGGAAGTTTTGGAAAGTGGCAGCCGGTTGGGTGTTTTGTTCGATGAAATAGACCCACTGGTTTTTGAAGTTGGATCTTTAAGTACAAAATACAGAAACCTAGCAGATTACCTATCTGAAGTTTTTCTCGAAAACGAAGACGAGTTTGAGGATGAAGATACAACCGATTTCGCCGCGCTTGAATTTTCGGTCATATCTAAGCCTACTTGGGTTTCCAATGTAACTAAGGATGAGCTGATTTTTGGTGTTACTGGAAAGCCCACAGCAATAGGACAGTTCATTCTTCAAATAGGGTTATTTGATCCAGAGGAGCCGGAGTTCATCATACCGGTTGAGATTCCAATTATCGTCTACCCAAAAACCACAATAAAGTACACTCTCCGCGACACATCGGGTCTCGAGCCTATTGGTGTAGGTAATATTGTGAACGGATCAGGTCACATGAAACCTGATGCATGGGATATTCTTGTTCAGGTTACGGGTCATCATGAAGGATGGTTTGGCAAGGTTTCTGGTATGGGAATCAATATACAGCCAACAGCTGATCCATATTCCCTTGTTTCCAGTTCGGATACAGCTACATACATTATCGGTTCTGATATTGAATCAGATGTCGGGATTTACAATCTTATCGTGGCTACGTTCCGCGATGAAGGAGAGCCGGATAATCTGAAAAAAGTAAAGGAGGACAAGATTAAATTTAGCCTTTATGATGAAGAATACTTAGACAAAGCGCAGTTCGAATTATGGGGCACTGAATCTAATACATTGATTGGGCCAATCGATCCGGATGGAAGTTCTGCTTTCAATGTCGAGGAAGCCTGGGATGTGAAAATGATCATCGAAGGCGTTGAGCACGATGCCGGTTCGTCTGTATTGGGGTCAGAGGTTGGCGACCTTGACACGAACGTAATCGGCCCGCTCGATCCAGCGGTCGAGGATGCATCTTACTTTCAATTAGGAGAAGTAAGGCCAGAGTTTGACCCTTCTGCCTATAATGTCCTTTTGACGCTGAGCCTTGAAGGTGATGAGCAATACGCAAGATCAGCCACTTTCACAATCAACAAGGATAAAGTAAAGCCAGTAGGTGGAAATTTGAAATTGGTTTCGATGATTACCAATACGACCAATTATGATGTAATGGGTACGCTGGCGATCAATGGGAATTTATTTACCTTACCATCTTCGGGTTGGAATGTATTGCTGGAAAGTAATGTCGTTGCTGGCGCTATACGCAAGCATCAAGTCTTCCAGAAGAAGGGAGATTCGTTAATAAATATCAACACACAATTATACACAGGTAAATCACAAACCAAATCTTACCCGGAATCTGCGCCCGAAGATCAATATTTCATTTTTGATTTCCTGAGTAGTTTAGATATCGACAAAATCCATCTTACGCCGTCCTCTTTTCGGGTCATTATCACTGATGAGGTTGATGGCGTAGTGACGAATATTTACCAGGCGGATTTCTCTTTCGGAGTTTTGGAAGATCTGGATGACCTGGATATTTCAGAGCCAGGCAACGCTGGTGATGGTGTTCAGGAGCATTTGGCGGGATTTGGGCTTTCTGAGGTTATTGACGACTATATCAAAACGTTCAACGTCAATACCGACAACTTAACGATAGAGGTATTTTCGCCTACCAACCCGGCTTTTAACTGGCTACGCGTAAAAGCAAAAGGTATTACACACGCGCACTATCAGGATATTGCATCACTGTCGATACTTGGAAACCTTGGCGGCTCTGCTGGGTCACCATATGAGGTGCCTATTATCACCTCTATTACCCTGGCTGGCGCAAGTAATCTTAATATCGCAACGACCCTTGCGGTTAAAACCTATGTAGATACGGCACTGGCTTTAAAACCAACTGGAAACGGCCTTTTAAACCGGTTTGTTGTCTGGACTGGCACAAATACACAAGCATCAAGTAACTTGTTCTACAACGGGGGAAATGTCGGGGTAGGAATGATACCGGGATATCAATTCGACGTACTTGGTGCGATAAGATGCTCTACACAGTTTGCTTCGACGATGCCAACTGGTTTTGCGCCAATTGATGTAACCAGCACAACGCTCTGTACCAACCTAAACGCCGACTTACTCGACGGATTTCATGCTTCTGCTTTTGCACTAGCGAGTCATACGCATACGATCGCGCAGGTAACAGGCTTGCAGGCATCCTTAGATAGTAAAGTTATCAACTTCGGAAATGGCGTTGCTAACCGGTTCGCATTATGGGTCGACAACACTCAAATTGGTAACAGTAACCTATATTATAACGCCGGGAACATCGGCGTCGGCATGGTGCCCGGTTATCAATTTGATGTCGCTGGGTCGATCCGGTTTACCAACCAATTAGCTTCCACAATTGCAACAGGCACAGCACCCTTGGATGTGACTAGCACTACATTGTGTGTAAATCTCAATGCCGATCTGTTGGACGGATTCCACGCGTCCGCCTTCGCGTTAGCCAGTCACACGCACACTATTGCACAGGTTACAGGATTACAGGCTTCACTTGACAGTAAGGTTATCAATTTCGGCAATGGCGTAGCGAACCGGTTCGCTCTTTGGGTAGATAATAACACAATCGGGAACAGCAATCTTTATTATAATTCCGGCAATATCGGTGTTGGCATGGTTCCTGGCTATCAGTTCGACGTGTCTGGCTCGATCCGTTATAGCAACCAGCTAGCGTCAACAGTAGGCACAGGTACTGCACCGCTTGATGTCGCGAGCACTACGCTTTGTGTTAATCTTCATGCGGATTACCTGAGCAAGTCAGTCATTGCTGGTTCCGGATTAACGGGCGGTGGTTTGTTAACTAGCAATGTTACCTTAAATGTTGCGTTCGGGTTTACGGCCGGAACAGCTGCGGAAGGCGATGATTTGGCGGCTCTGATAGCTCGTAATATTACAGTAAATGGCACTTCTGGAAGGATATCTTCGAGTGCAGGCGCGCAGAATCTCTCTGCGGATAGAAGCTGGACATTGGACTTAGTTGCGACTGGCGTGGCGGCTTCGACATATAAATCTGTTACCGTTGACGTTTATGGGCGCGTAACGGGGGGCTCTAACCCAACAACTTTGGCAGGATATGGAATAACAGATGCTTATGTGATTACGGACGTTAATTATTTGCTGGACTTTAAAGCAGACAAATCGACGGTTCTTACTATTAATGGCGTAGGTTATGATTTGTCCGCAAACCGGACTTGGAATGTAGGAACAATATCCGGTAGCGCAACGACTGGGTACTTCCCGAAAATGGCTACCAGCGCCTCAATCACTGATTCAGTGATGCGGGACACAGGAAGTGAGATCAATGTCGGAGCTGGAAGATCGTTCGGAGTTGAAGGCCCCGCCGCGATGCGCGATTATCTGCACGTTCATAATTACGTCGGAATCGGAAAGTCTGGTCAACACGGCGCATTGGTTATCCATAGCGCGTCGAGTGCGACAGCGCATGCGACGGCTGCTATCGACATTCAGAGCACTACGAAGGGTGTGCTTTTCCCTAGAATGACAGAATCGCAGAGGCAGGCGATTCCTTCTCCTCCTGTTGGCTTGGTGGTTTATCAAACAGACGTCGGGGATGGCGGGCCAGGGTATTACGGGGCTCAAGGTGTGGATGGGGGCGCTGCAATTGCGTGGGTACGATTCGCCTTCGACTTTGTGGATTATATCTAATTGTGCGACAAACAGACCTTTAAAATTGTGAGTGGCGGCGACTCGGTATGACTTGTAGAGAAGATAGGTTTTTCCTTCATCTTGGCTTAGTAAAATACGTCAACATCGCCTATCCAGGGTACACTTAATGGTCTTATAGATTATATCTTCAAGCTGGCCTAGTAATTTCCCTGGCTTCGCCACTCACAAAATCTATTCGGAATACAGCGAATCGTGATTCACACAAGCAAAAACTCGATGGACTAGTTTGTTTTTGATTGCGTTTAAAATCGACATACTATGTTTGCCCTCTGTTTGCTTACGTACATAATATTGGCAAAGGAAACTATCCTTTCGCCGAAGGCAACCGATTGCTGCCAAATGAAGATTTGCCTTAATCTCCTTGTTTGCAAAAGTTGATACTCTTGCCCTTCCTAACTGTACTCCTCCCGAGGACCTTTCAAATGGTGCAATTCCACAATAGCAGGCAAATTGCCTAGCAGTAGCAATTTTATGGAATTCATTGGTGTGGATAATGATTTGTATCGCGATAATTTGTCCGATGCATGGAACCGAAGTAATAAGGCCGACCAATCGGGCTAATTTTGGGTCTGAACGAACTACGGAATCTAGCCGAATATTGACAGCTTTAATATCCTCGTTTATTGCTGCGACGCTTCGCGAAAAGTTTTCACTAAGCTCATAACTACGCTGCTTACTTAAAAAATAATCGTTGACCTTTACTTCGCCGAGGAGAATTTTTCGTGTTTTCAGCAATCTGTTACGAATAGCTGTCAATTTTTGTAACAATACAAGACATTCTCGAGGCGGCTCGAACAACCTCACCCGATCGATGTTTTTCTTTGCATATTCTGCGATTCTTACTGCGTCGATTTCGTCATTTTTGCCGCGAGCAATCCCGAGAGATTTCTTGATTTGTAAAGGGCCTTCAAGCCATAACGGAATTTTTTTTCGCAAGGTCTCCTTAATTAGGAAGTGGCAAAAGACGCCCATATCTTCTGCACAGACCAGCATTTCATTTGGGCGGCACCGCAGCTCTGAAATTTGCTGTCGAAGAAACTGTCGAATCGCTTCCTCGGTATGAGCTATTTTGTGAGTACTGATCGGAAGATGAGGTCCCAACACCGCAACATCGATAGTGTACTTGGAAATGTCCACTCCAAGAACCGCTTTGGGTATCAGCCGCTTCGTAGTTTGTTCCATTGTCGACCTGGATAGCTATCGATTCAGTATTTTCTTGGTCGCCCCCGCTTTTTAGGAGCCGGATCCGAGCTAGCGCCCAATTCCAACGCACGCACTTTTTTAATTTCATGATCTAACCTCACCTGCAGCTTTTCTATTTCCTGTTTCAATGTTGGCGCCGATCCTTCCTCAATTAGCATTTCCCCTTTACCCCGGATTATCCATTCAGCAGATATGTTCTCATATTTCATCAGCAGTACAAACATCAAACGATAATCGGACGGAGATATTCGTGCGGCGAGTGTCTGTATTTTCTCGGGTATGCCGGAGATAATTGGTTCGGTGCCATCGCGCTCATGAATGGTACGGCCGACCGCTTGAAGAGCCTGGATAAGTCTATTTTTCATGAGACTGGGTGTTTTCTCGGCCGACAAGAATAGAAGGAATCTTGCAATAAATCGCAGGCAGACAAGATGTCGAGTAAAGTGCGTACAAAAGGTTTTTCATTCTGATAGGTGTAAGGGTTGCGGCGACGTAATCATACAACTAACCGACCAAATCTCAAAATTGATTTATTAACCGTAATTGCAGGAGGCTCAATCGCTTAGATGGGAGGCTGACTACTGAGAGTTCTTAACTGAATGGATGCCGCGGAATCTGGAATAACCCGGATTAGCCTGGAATAATGATATTCGGTTTAGGGTAGGGGAGCACTGAGTAAAAAACGGGCTATGTGGCCCCTAATTTATTTGGTCAGCACTTCCAAATTCGCGAACGATTGCAAAAAAGGTTTCGGAGATATGATCAATATCGATCAAGGCAAGTCGTTGCTCTGCTATGGCCACGCCACTTTTTTCTCGCATTCGGTAGGGCTGAACCTTTCCATCATCCTGCATGTCAAACCTCACACCAACGTTGCCAACCCTTGGGTGAAAATTGATACTTGCCCCAGACCAGGAGAAATCTCTGTCGTCTCGAAAGTGATGTTTTACAATTCCCCTTTGCTCTTCAAGTTTTTCAAGATTTGTCATCAGATAAATGCTTAGTTCTATTGTATATTTTGGATTCGGGGAAACCTTATCACCTCGCTAGAAAAAACAGCACCTGACACATGGGAGGTTCGAACTTGGCCGAAGATATTCCCTAATCGGGGCGTTGACGCCTCCATTACTAATGCGCTGGTGCGCTGATGTCTTCAATTCAGATTCGCCGCAATTCGCTCGTTCATTAGCAGGTCACTTTAATCGGAATTTACCATTGCTTTTTCAAGTCCGACAACCTTATTTTCCCACCTGGTCGTTTAGCATGACGTAATACGGTCTCAAATTTCCTTTTAGACTAACCACGGTAATCTCCTTCAACTCGTCAAGATTCTTCTCAAAGAAAAAGACGTCTCCCGATTGAGAACTTGACTGTCTTTCGATGATGCGCCCATTTTGCCCATAAGCGGTAACTATCGCTTGGTTTTCGATCCCCGCAGCCATTACTACGACCTGTTTGATTCCACGATAGAATGCAACGTCTATTCCTAATTGCGTACCCGGCAACAAAAAATAATCGTTACGGCTACCAGCTTTAGTTGCACACTGCTGTATTAGAGGAGACTCAACTTTTGTAGCAGGCTGAATACTAACTTTAAGGTTTCGTTGCGATATCGGAAGAGAATCACATTTTGGGACACTTGGTAAAAAGTCGTCAGGATTCATTTCAGGAATTGACGCGGTTTTGTGAATTTGCAATGCAAGATATATCGTCCCTTTAACCACATGCGGGTCGATGGGTTCTTTCTTCTTGCATCCTTGCATGAAGATTACGAAGAAAGCAAAGAAGAGTGATAGAAGTTTAGTCATTACTATTTATTTTATCAGTGAGATGCTGTTTCAATGCCAAAAGTACTTCGAGCCAAGCTAATCCGTATTTCTCATTCTTTGCGCCAACTGCATTTAACCTTAACAGGCGAAGGAGCTCTTCAATGTAATCCCGGGTAATTTCGATTGTGGCATAGCCCATTTGCAGATCGAATCCCTTACCGATGTCAGCCGTGCCGAAAAACTGTTCGAGTTCGTCCAGGTCTTTCATTGTGTACAACATGGCGATCTATTTAAAATGATCTCTGGATGGGATTCAAGCCATTCTTTCAGCGCGATCAATCGCATCACACACGGTTTAAAGTATGGATTAGGCTCCTTTTCAATTCCTTCAAGGTTTGCTTGAACGTATTGATTAAAGTCAATCACTGTCCCGAAACCATCGATTTTGTGCGGCCCGTCCGGAAGCTCCCTCCCGGCAAAATACTGTTTAATTTCTGCTGCTGTCATATTAATAGGTCAAAATAAAAACACCCTGACTACAAAGTAAACAGGGTGTCCGGCATTACACTTCATAAAAATCATTTATATTTTCCCAGCCTGGTGAAGTTCTTTCCAGTAGCTCTCTGCGTGGCGTATTGCTTCAAATTTATCCCATCCCCAAAAAGTGCCAGAAAGCGACTTGCGACCGTTCTTGGCGATGCTCGGTTCTACAATGTTTGGCATACCATCCTCTGGGCTCCATGCATCAAACAATTCACCCTGGTCGTTCAGAATGACCTCGAACGGTTGTTTTCCGTCTCGAACGGGATCCAGATACTTATCCACTTCCAGGGTAATTTCTTCACGAGGAACTAAGATAGGCTCAATCGCTCCCTGCATGTAGGCGGAAAGAATTTCAGCGTATTCCCGGTTGGTGAATGCAGCCTGCGGCGTTTGCGTGTCCAATCCGGCAAAGACTACCCATGCATGATGAGGGTACTCCACCGGCGCAAGGTTGGCCGCGATGTTGTCCCGCCATTTAGTGTAGGCTTTAACAAGCTCTTGCTTGTAGTTTTCAGGATCGAATTCGCCGTGATCGTCAGTTTGCTCTTTCATGTTTGTTGATGATTATTGATGTTAGTTCTTTGAATGCTTTCTCCAATCTATTTCGGCACTCTCAATCGCATCCTGAATTGAAAATGCCCAGTATGTACAGGCAAAGATTTCAGGATGTCCGGGCTCAAACGTAGGCTTCCTGATTCCGAATATTTCACTTTCGTAAGTGTCTTCCCTCGAAACCTCTCCATTTTCCAAGACAACCAGGTACGGTGTGGCACCGTTTTTCACCTGATCCGCGAACTGATCGATCGTCACATCGATGTCAGAAACGTCTGCAAGTACTGGCGGCTCGGATTCGCTCAAAACACTGTGAAGGGTTTCGGCAACCGACTGATCGGAAAAAGCAGCAGCTATTTCACGGCTGGGATTGGTCGAATAAACGACCCAAGCCACCTCTGGCTTACCTGCTTGACCTTGATGCAGTTGGGGGCTGATTAGTGCCCCTTCGTCGATTGATCCCATGCTATAGCCTTCGTTTGATTTTGATATTCAAAGTTAAAAAATGGTTTTGAAACAACAATTACAATTTGATACTTTTGTTATCATTTTTTTGATACTGTATTCATCAACATATAATTTAAGTACATGAGATCGTCCAGTTTGAAGGTTGGAGACGTTTTATTCCTCCCAAAGGGCATGATGGTGGGCTGTCATGATGTGCCCAAGAAAGTCTTAAACTCCTTTGTCAGCCCATTCGACGAGGAGCTGACGGACGGCAGGTTTAAACTTGGCTTCGAATATCATAGCCGCCAAGACGTATTCACCGAACGGATAAATGTTCGAGGGAAAATCATTGACATCTTCAAACAGATGCTGATACCGTTAAATGTGTCAATCCTTGACCGATTTCTTTTCAGCCAGATTAAAGAGCAGCCCGCCTTTAAGATCATGATCCCTCACGGTCATTACTATGTAACGGACATTACTAATAAGGAAGGTACACGATGGATTTATTGCGAAGAGATGTATGGCGACCCACCGGCCAAAATATATTTCTGGCAGGGACACTATTCAGGGATCTGCGATATTGTTCACAATAACATTATGCCGGCGACGGATATTCGCTGATTTTAAAGATTTTACTACTTTAGGCTTCTTGAATCAAGTAACAATGGCATTCACAGCAGAAGATTTCGAAATCGACTACTTTGGAGTTAGGCTTCACATTCAAGTACTGGAAATGCAGGAACGAACTGTTTTCCGGGTGATGTTTTCGGACGGGCAGGAAGATTTGTTTATAACCAGGTCTGCGCTGACCGATGGCAGCAAATACTGGATGTCCGTCCCTGAAGACCCGAAAAGGCAGAATGATGCGGCTGAGATTGGACGGTCGATTGTACATTATTTTAAATCTATTCGCAATGTGTAACTACAACAGGCAAAAGGTTTTGCGTACAGAATATGTTTCCCTAAAAGGACTTGAAAAGGACATTAGGAAATTCAAGCTCGATCAGGCGAAACCAGTCAATAACGGATTCGACTATGCTCCGGTGTTCGTAATAAAACCTAACTTTTCCAAGAACGACTACGATATCGTTGAAATGGAATGGGGGTATTTGCCCAGTTATGTGCAGGATCGAGATCGGGCCCGGGAGTTTCGGAATGGATATAAGAAACCTGATGGTAGTTTTCAACAGGGCATCACGACGCTGAACGCACGCGGGGAAGAGTTGCTTTTGGTTGATCCTAAAACGGGGAAAGAAAAAATGTTCAGGGATGCGGCTCTCCACCGCCGATGCCTGGTTTTGTCAACAGGCTTCTTCGATTGGCGCCATGTATACCGTCGAAATAAGAAGACGGGCGAGCCACTCAAAACGGCTGATAAATATCCCTACTATGTCAACTTAAAGGATAAAGAATACTTTTTCATGGCCGGGGTTTGGAATCCATGGACTGACCGGAAATCGGGCGAATACATTGAAACGGTAACGATTGTCACGACAGAGGCAAATAAACTGATGTCCCAGGTTCATAATGCGAAAAATCGAATGCCTACCATCCTTGATGACGATCTTGCATGGGAATGGATTACAGGGAATTTGTCGGAGCAGCGGATCACGGAAATTGCGACTACTCAATATGACGCAGACAAGATGCAGGCGTGTACAATTGCAGCGAACTTTAGAGAATCGGACGAGCCGACAATTCCATTTACATATCCGGACATGCCCCCGTTAGAGCAGACTGTTGCTAATGAAACGCCGCCGACCCAGCTGTCACTCTTTTGACCAAGCGTCTATATCTGGCTGTACTCCGTATCCAAGTCGTAACCGATTTGCCCTGTGGTTGCCTCCGAATTTATGGATCGTGAAAATGAAATCGTTACCCTCTTGGACAACATGCCCGGCATTGAATGTGAATTTTCCATGGAGCTCAAACAATTCGAAGTGCGCATGCATGAACTGTATTGCATCCTTAACTGTGTCTCCTGGCTCGCCAATCACAGTTTGCTTTGTCCCTTCGACCCATTCTTTGTAGCCTTCGAATTTTTGATCGAGCTCCATATAATGTCAAGTTTAAGACACAAATATGCAAAATTGCATTTCATAAACAATAGGTAACCATCGAACCTCAATTATTATGGATTTTTACATTGTGACCTCTGACTCAAAGCTTTTCGACTACGACAAGGAGCAACTTGACGCAATAACCCAGGAAAATATCGCCCGGCATGGCCTGCTGGTTGACACTGATATCGAGGATTTCAAAGAAGACATGATCACATTGTTAACAACAATTGACATCGCGAGGGTTGCTTCAGGCACAATTGATATTGCAGAGCCAAAACGGTTGCTGACTTTCAAAAGCAAAACGATGTTTAAAATTGAAGACACCACTCTTGTTAGTTTGGGAGTGACAGATCGCGGCGTTTCCGTTTTCGAATCGATGATTACGATCGCTCAGGCACATGCATATGGAGCATTTAACGTCACTGTGAAGCAGATGAACTTGATAAGACTTCCAATGGAGGTTAGTCCGATTGAGAAATATTTGGAAGGAATAACCGACTTCCTTTCTTCACAAATTCAATAAGGCTGAACTTCAATGAAATACGACCCAACTGCATTAAAATTTGTCCGATTGTTTATAAAATTGGCGTTCGTGATCTGCGGATTTTCCGCTGTTATTACCTTGACGATGTTGTTACTTTCGATTAAGCCCCTGTCAGAACAGTGGCCGTTTATCCTTGGCTCAATGGCAATGTATGCTGCAGGTTTCGCCTTCCTTCGATTTCTACTTTACATATTTAGCGAATCAAAATAATTCACCAACAACACCACAACCATGCCTGAAGTACCAGAATTGAACATAGTAGGTATTACCCTACAAAAGCACTTCAAAGGAAAGAAGTTTAAGCATATTGACGTCCTATGGAAAAAGCGCGTCAAAGCGAGCAATGAGGAATTTAATGCAGCATTCGAAGGCGCCACGTTACTTTCTGTTGGCCGTAACGGGAAAGAACTACATCTTCATTTTGATAATGGCCACATTCTCGGGATTCACATGATGCTCACCGGGAAGATGGTATTGCTTCCCACTGATCAGAATTTAAAAAATCCAATCTTCGAGTTGATGTTCGAGAATGGCTCGGGTATTATGGTGCTGGATGGAATGGGCCAAGCTAAACCGATACTTGATCCCGAAATTCCGCCAATACCGGATATCCTAGGCGATGACTTCACTCTTGAATATTTTACCAAGATTTTGTCAAAAACGGGCATCAAGGTCAAAGAGGCGATTCAGAAACAGGAATGGATCCGAGGAATTGGAAACGCTTATGCAGACGAAATTCTATGGTCAGCCAAAATCTCACCGTATTCGGTTTCGAAGAACATTCCTGCCGACAAAGTGAAGGATCTCTATAATGCGATTCGTGAAGTAACGGTCGAAGCAACCAAAGAATTAGAAAGTATAAAAACCTCTGATGATGTCTTTGAAATGGAAAACAAGGATCATCGCTTCGTCCACAACCCCAAACGCACACATTCACCTGAGGGCGAAGAAATTCTAAATGGGAAGCTCGGAAACGGGAAAACGTATTATACAGAAAGCCAAGTTCTATACTAAAC